CATGCTACCGACAGTTCCGCAGCTCGGTCAAGGAGACCTTAGTCGCCGACTTCAAGCGTATTATGTCAGAGAATGAGGGCATGATGGGCATCTGGGAGGACAAGTGCTGGAATGCCAGTGACCTGCGCTATGTGTTCCGTAATGGCTCCGTGATAGCCTTCAACGGCTGCGACAAGGCTGAGAACCGTAAAGGTAAGCGGGATGACATCAGCTACATGAACGAGGTCACAGAGGTGAACTACGAGTCATTCAATCAGATTGCAATGCGTACGTCATTCGTCATTGCCGACTTCAACCCCAGCTACGATCACTTCATCTACAAGTTCCGCAGCAACCCTGACTACGCATACCACGACTCAACGTTCCGTGACAACCCTCTGCTGCCTGCTGGTGAGCGTAAGACCATCCTCGGATACGAGCCTACCAAGGAGAACATTGAGAAGGGTACAGCGGATGACGCCATGTGGCAGATCTACGGTATGGGCAAGCCAGCTATCCTGAAGGGCCTGATCTTCACCAACTGGACAGAGACCGATGAGTGGCCGTCACTGGATGCCTGCGAGCGTCGTGGCTTCGGCTGTGACGTTGGGTTCGTTGACCCTACCACGCTGATTGAGTGTAGATTTGCACAGAACACGCTGTATTTACGTCAGCGAGTGTGGGCTACAGGCATCACAGACCTTCCCAATGCTGAGAGCAGTGACGGCTCGCTGGTCGAGATCATGCAGAGTGAGGAGATACCGAAGGATCAGCCGATCTATGTGGACTGTGCCTACCCTCAGACTACCAAGGCGTTGCGTACGTATGGATTCAATGCTATCAACTGCACGAAGGGCAAGGACTCCATAGCCGAGGGCATACAGCTACTCAGGCGCTTCAAGATCAAGATACACTGCAACTCACGCCAGCTTATCAAGGAGTTTGCCAGCTACACATGGAAGGTAAACCCACAGGGCATGATCACGAACACTCCTATCGACAAGTGGAATCACGGCATTGATGCGGTCAGATATTGGGCTAAGGCACAGATGCCAGCGGTAGGGACGTCACACAGGCTCAAGATCAACCGTGTGAAGGTAGCTGGAGGAGCAATGCCTAGATACTGATGAGTGGAGCATACGAGTTGTTCCATGTGAATGATGAAGCTACCGTTGACCTTGCCTTGGAGCTGGTTGAGCAGGTGCATGGCGACTGTCACCCTTGGCTGCCTGAGGAGTCGCGTGCAGAGTATGTGCTGCGGTTCGGCATCTTCCACATCTTGTTCAGGGACGGAGAGTACCGTGGCTTCTTTGCTATCATGACGGACGAGGATGGTGCATTCATTCACCTTGGCACTACAGGAGGCCGCTATGCTATCAAGGACGTGTGCTGGTGTCTTCCCAAGGCACAGAGTATAGCTGCGAACGTGTACGGCATTACAGAGCTATTCTGCGAGGTTGACGAAGATAGCATAATGTCCAAGCTTGTCAACAAGTTAGGCTTCACGAGGGAGTCTACTTCAACCTACAAAATTACATATCATGGGCAGTAAACCTAAAGCACCTAAACCAGTCACTCCACCTACGCCTGTTGCACCAGTAACTGAGGAAGATCCAACAGCACAGGCAGCAGGTGACGAAGAGCGTCGTCGTATGGCAGCCCAGAAGGGTCGCACTCAGTCGGTAACATCACAACGTTCAACAATCCTCGGATAACATGGCAAAGCGCAAACCAACATCATATGCGGCATCTGAGGGAACTCAGGATGATCGTGCAGTAAAGATCATAGCGGCGTATGGTGCTGACAAGAGCGCACGAGCTAATGTGGACACGACGTTTCGAGATATCGAGCGTCTAGTCCTCCCGTCGATGAACGGTAGCAACACGGACAACAGGCAGGCGGCTGGTCAAGATCAGCGTCCTGTCAGTTCCGTGGCTACTTCTGAGGCCATCTTGCTTGGCTCCAACCTGTATTCACACAGCTACAGTAACTCTGACCGCAACTTTGCCTTGCGTGCTGCATCTGATGACGACCGTGACTCGATGAAGGAGTGGTTGCAGGTCGCGACCGATAAGATTACCGAGTACATGCAGAACTCCAACTTCGGTCAGGTGTACGGTGAGTTCACTCGCATCTGGAGTAACTTCGGCACAGGCATCTGTGGGGTAGAGTTCGATAAGGACACTTCAGAGCTAGTATTCACGTCGATACCGATCACAGCGAACGTATACATCAACGAGAACCACCAAGGGCAGGTGAAGGGCTTCAAGCGCCTTCTACAGCTAACTGCGGATGACGTAGTAGCCATGTTCGGTGAGAGTGCGTTATCTACCGACGGCCAGAAGGCTTACGGTGACATTTCCAAGTCAGGGCAGAAGTTCGACTACATTCTATGCGTGTCGGAGAACCCCGACTATGACTACCGTCGTGCAGACGCTGAATCAATGCGTTTCCGCAGCGAGTATGTGTGCGTAAAGGACAAGCGTATCGTCAAAGTTGGCGGCTACCGTTCATTCCCTTACCCGACAGCAAGGTTCATAAAGCGTCATGACGGGTCACCTTACGGTCTTGGTTGCTGCGAGATGGCGCTTCCTACTATCCGTGGGTTGAACACAGCCGAGGCACAGATGCAGGACTCGCTACAGATGGCTTCACGGCCTCCTACAGTGGTCAAGGACGACGAGACACTGGACATCGATGAGATTGCCCCTAACAGCGTCATCCACACCGCAGGCGAGGTCACACAGCTACGTGGGTCTCATAACCCTGAGGCTGACCAAGCTGACATCCAGCGCCTAAGTGACGAGATTCGTCGCCAGTTCTTCACGAATGTGTTCCTAGCAGTGATGCAGAGCAACACGGACAAGACAGCTACAGAGATCGACGCATTACAGGCAGAGCAATTCGCCAGTATCGGGCCAATGATCTCACGCCTACGTTCGGAGTTCTGGTCGCCAATGATTCACCGAGTGCTAGACCTACTGATCGAAGCTGGAGTCATTGAAGCTCCCGACGAGACTGTAGCGGGTGGCAACTTCGAGGTCAGCTACATTTCACAGCTAGACACCAAGCTCAGCCTCATGGATCAGCAGAAGACCATGCAGGCCATCCAGAGCATCGTCATGCTGCTTACAGTGGCCCGTGAGAACCCTGAGCTAGCTCGTATCGTCAAGGTCGAGGACATAGCAGTAGAGTTCGCTGAGGCGCACAACATCAACTACGAGCATATCGTCACTGACTATGAGCGCGATGAGATGGATGCATTGACAGCAATGACAGCACAGCAGCAGCAGGCACAGCAGCAGCAAATGATCGATCAAGAGGCTGTAGCGCCAATTGACCCGACCAAAAAGCCTGAGGAAGGTTCACCAGTAGCAATAGAAATGGAGCAGGCTCAGCAATGAACAAGACCACCCAGCTAAGGAAGAAACCACTCCTACGGGACTCACTGTATGCCTTAAAGGGCAACACTCACTTCAATGCCTTCCTAGTGGCAATGGATGTTGAGTGTGGCTACGGCAAGACAGTGTTCTCCGCTGAGCCTACCCAGAACGCCTTCAACCAAGGGCGGCAGTCATTTGCAAGTGACGTGCATACACATTTACAGGTTCTCGAACGAGAGTCTAAATAACAAACCCAACAGTCAAATATGAGCGATAATATCTCAACAGATACCGCAGTAGCAACAGAAACAGCCTCCCCAGAGGCATCCAGTGGAAGTGAAAACCTCATGGACACTGCAGCAGTAGATTCACCAGCAATCGTCCCCACAGAGTCAGCCGAGGTTCCAGCATCATGGTACGACGGTTTATCAGAGGATGTAACTAGCCACAAAGGCTTTGAAGGCGTAAAAAACAAGATCAAGGACATCGATGGACTCACTATGAGCTATCTCAACCTACAGTCCCGCATGGGCAGTGCTGAAGCAGGTGGACTCAAGGCTCCAACAGCTGAGAGTTCCCCAGAGGAGCTTGCAGAGTTCTACAATGCAGCAGGTCGTCCAGAAACGGCAGGTGACTACACGTTTGACGGCTTGCCAGAGGGCTTGGAGTTGGACACAGAGCGTCTCACAGAGCGTAATGCAGCAATGCACGAGGCTGGGCTATCTCAGTCGCAGTATGAGACCGTAATGGGACTTTACACGCAGGAGATGAATCTGGTACACGAACAGTTGCAGACCAACATGACTAATGTTCGGAATGAGAGTGAGATCGCACTCAAGGCTGAGTGGGGAACTGACTACGACCGTAACCTTAAGGCTGTTGCAAATGTAGCTGAAAAGTTCGGTGTAAAGGACGCTCTCCTAGAGACTGGCCTGATCAATCACAAGCCTATTTTAGATATGCTCTACAAGGTATCCCTGTCCACATCTGAGGACGGTATCGTCAAGAACCCAGACTCTGGCTACAACCGCAAGGACGAGCTAAAGACTGTCATGTCACAGCTTCGCAGCCTGCCATTTAACCACCCTGACCGTAGCGCACTACAGAAGCGCCAGATCAAGTTGTCACAGTAGCATTTACACAAAAAGCCCACTCGAATTAACGGGTGGGCTTCTTTGTGTGAACTGGTCGCAGATTGCGGCAGGTCTAGTATTCATCGCTGTCGTCATGCCAGAAATACTTTTTGGTCTTCTTCTTAGCCATCTGCTGTTCGATATGCTCCTGTAACAGGGCTAGAGCCCTCCAGACGACAGCTACGTAGTCTTTCTCCATCAAGTGCCTTAACAGGGCATCAGCATGGTCATTGGACTTGCTACGTGTCCATTTGACTGGCTCATCGGGGTTGTGCTTCTTACTGCCGTTATAGCTGTGTCTAGCTACAGCCGCTATTGCGTGCGGGAAGTAGGCAAAGAAGCCTGAGAATAGAACGGTCTTCTTACGTTCAGCGTCGTCGGTCGGTAGTGGGTTACGCTCAGCAGCATCTGTTGGCAGTGGAGCTGTCTTTTCCTCAGTAGCTTCACTAGCCCATTCTTTGAGGATGTTTAGGCCCTCATTCGTCATGGTATCGTCGTCATTCCACCAGTATTCGGCAGCCTTCTGGTCTGCACGTAGCACGTCGTATGTGCCGCTCTGTAATGCATCGTAGACCTCAAGCCAGTATATGTATCCCTCGTTGGACTCAGTCCAGTCAAAGGCGCTGGATAAAGCTTCGGTAATATCCTCATAGAGGTTATCATCGTCGTGTTCGTCGTTGATCATGTTGATCATTGCACGCTCGCGGTCGTTCTTGTATAGGCTCTGGAAGTGCCTTTCGGCTGTTAATGTGTTCGTTATCATGGTGTGTTTGGTTATTTGGATTTGGGCTGTTCCGTTTTGGAGCGAACCTGTTTGGTTGGTTTAGCGAATATGCGATCATACTCACTGAGATATTTGTCTGTTGATGGCCGTTGAACCTCGTTGATTTTAGTGCCTTTGCCTTTAGTTTTAGTGATCATGTCTTTAAATATCGTGAATATGTGCAAGTTGATTGATAATTTTTACGGTAATGGTCAATGTTGCAAGGATAAAGTTGAATCAATTGCACAGTCCTCAATCAAGAACCAAAGCTGTGATGCAGATACAGGTCACCCATTGAAAGGCGACCTGCACTGTCCTCAAGAAACCTGAAGTGGACACAAACACAGTGGGGAGAATCGTAGGCTTGGTAATCTCTGTATGACCTATCTCCCCATATCACTAGCCGAAGCTAAGACCTTTACGGGAGTAGCGGTAAACACGTCATTCTACTCCCAACCAATGGGTGGTGAAGACTTGGGCTAATGGGACTCATCGCTTGCTCCTCTAAACTGTACACAAAAAGACCGAGCGCTTGGCAGCAAAACTCGGTCTTAAAGGTGTCTTTCGACGTAAAGAGGATCTGGGCTGCCAAGCTATCGAACCTTCCGATACAAGAACTAGATACTGATCTCGTAACCCTGTCAAGTAAATGCTTGCAATACTTTTTTGCACCCGCATATTTACCATAACGCCTTTGAGCGTTCACCCGAAACCAAATAGGAAAACACTATGAACGTATTAGTAATACCCGACCTACACGCTCCATGTATGCACCCGAAAGCCATTTCGTTTCTAAAGCGGATTGAGAAGAAATACAAATGCACTAAAGTCGTTGCAGTAGGCGACCTAGTGGATCACAGCGCAATATCTTTCCATGAGAAGGATCCTTCAATGCCCTCAGCATCAGAGGAGTTCGCGCTGGCCATGAAGCAGGTCAAGCAAGTCCATAAGGCATTCCCTAAGGTAGAGTTCCTGATCGGCAACCACGATGCCCTGCCAGCACGTAAGGCTCGTGTCATTGGACTCCCAGACGAGTGTATCTATAACTTCAAGGATCTCTGGCAGCTAGATGGTTGGAATGTCCACCCACGCTACGCTAAGATCTTCGTAGACGGTGTACAGTATCGCCACGGGGATAGCGGTAAGGGTGGTCTAATGGCCGCTCACAAGAACGCACAGGCTGAGTTCTGCTCTGTCGTTCAAGGACACCTTCACAGCCAAGCTGGGGTAGTGTATCACGCCAACCAGCAGAGCATCGTGTTCGGTATGCAAGTAGGCTGCCTAGTCCAGCACGACCATCCAGCAATGGCATACGGCAAGGTCTACAGCAATAAACCCATATTGGGGTGCGGAGTAGTTCTAAATGGCAAAACAGCAATATTTGAGCCTATGAACCTGTAAAAAAGTATGATTTGCGTACCCGATAGTGGTATGTATAAATATCTGCAACAACGCGACTTGGGAGAACTTTACTGCCCTAAGTTGCCTGTAGCATCTGCCCTTTCTGATTAAGGATAACTGTGCGAAAGAAACCTACAATCCAACTTAATTCAGGAAATAAATATTATGGCAGATCCACAAATCTATCGTCAGGCATTCAGCGACAATGTAGCTGAACTCATCGGGCTACCAACAGCGCCCGTTCTAATGAAAATGTTCTCGCAAGAGACTAAACAAGGCGACTCTGTTCGTATTGACGGCCTCAAAGCCAATGATGCAACAGTCACAGCCACTCAGTCCCTTCCATCACGTCGTGATGTAACTACTCCCGACTTCGCGGAGTGGTACAGCATCCAGACTCCTTACACTGGCTCTACTAAGCAAGGTTCCTACGTGTCGTGCAAGACTATCGAAGCTGCTGATAACATCCCTAAAAAGGATGATCTTCTGCGTGCTATCGACATCAAGTCCCCGACTATGATGAGCCTCGCCTCCGCGATCTACAAGCAGGAAGACCTTCTTGCGATTGAAGCAGCACTCGCTCCTTCAGTTCTTCGTGAACTGAACGAAGTTGGTGACAAAGCAACCGTTGCAATGCCAGCGTCTCAGGAGTACACAACAGGCAATGTTGGTTACATCTCCCCTGATGACTTGGCTAACATCGACGCTACGTTCCGCGACGAGTATGTTAACGACGAGAAATACCTCTGCGTTAACCCTCTCACCGCTGCTGCAATGAAGAACAACAACCGTGATTACTTCCAGAACTCCGACTTCATCGGACGTTTGGGCGCTCTCGCTGATGGTGTTGTTGAGAAGGCTGAAAGCTTCACCATTTTGGTGGTTCCTCAAGTCCCTGTCGGTCAGTTCTTTGCGTTCTGCCAACGTGCAATCACTTGCAACACTTGGGCTCCTCGCACTGCTGAGTTGGACATCTTGCCTACACAGCGTTTCGCTACACAGCTCTACACTTCGCAAGACGTGAATGCTGTCCGTAACGATGATTATGGTGTCGTCCACGGCACTATAGCAGTGTAGTCTTACCTCTCAAACCAAGCACCATCCTCGCGGGTGGTGCTTTTTTTTGCGCTATTGCCAAGGGGGCATAAAGTCAACACATTCGTTAAATGCAAGGACGCTCAACAACTTTACTCGACATCCTCAACATCGCGCTCGGCATACTGGGCGTCGATCCAGTTTACGATTACGACAACACCAACTCAACTGCTGCCGACAAGGCTAAGCGGTTTATGCTCCTGTCTATCGACAAGATGCAGCGCGACTACCTATGGAAAGAGCTTTTGACGACACGTGTCGTGGATAAGGTCGTCGGAAACGATTATGCGTACACGATTCCAGCCGACTGCCTACGGCCAATGGGAGCTAAGGTAGACCTAGGTCAGCCAACTACGTGGCTAGGCGCTCAGCAACAAATGCAGTATGACGTTGAAGGTCAAGAGCTTAAGGTAACATTTGACACAACTGAGCCAGTTGAGCTGTTCTTTGTTCGACGTGAAGATGACCCGACCAAGTGGTCGAGCGAGCTTGAGGAGTGCGTTGCGCTCTGCATTGCAATGCGTTCGTGCTTCTTAGTCACTGACAATCAAGCACTTCTAGATCAGATACGTGGAGACTTGTTGCAACTTACATTGCCAAAGGCACGTGAACTTCAGAGCAAATACGCTCGAAACTACAACCGTCACCTGCCGTCTGGCTTCAGTAACTTACGCACAAGAATCGGATAATGGCTAAAACTCAACTCATTCGCAAGTCCTTCAACGCTGGTGAGTTATCGCCAGAGCTTCACTATCGGGACGACCTAGCTGCTTACGTAAAGGGCTGTAAGAAGCTGACAAACATGACGGCTACGCCATACGGTGCTGTTACGCGTCGCCCGCCGTTTGAGGTTCTTACTCGGATTGACAAGGTGCTGTACGGGGTTCCCGTTCGATACATTCCGTTCAAGTTCTCGCTTACTGAGGTCTTTCACATTGTCTTTACAGACGGAAGTGGCACTGAGTCCACCGACCCAACAACTGCGGATTTAATCATCTTCGACGAGGATGGCGATAAAGTGTACTTTGATGGCGAAGCAACAACCGTTCCATTAAGCGGCTTGCCTCTGGCACTTAACTCCGTAGCGCCTAGCCCAGTCGGTGCGCTTAATAGCGGTGTCGTGGCCTTGGTGAACACCATATACGACCCTGCCGACC